AGCATCATGCTCTTCATCAGAAAGTTCATCAGATTCTTTGCCTACTTTTTTCAAATAATCAGCCCATTCACCATCTTCATAAGCATCAGATAGTATACCTGAGTCTGTCCATGCTTTGATCATGCCATTCACAAGATTTGAATCATTTGTTCCTTCATACTTGCTGTATTTGTCATACCATGCCTGGAGTTGTTCTTTCTTGCCACCATCTTCTGTTTCGTCTGGACCGTCAAACTCGCCTAACAAATCTTCTGGACCAATTTCTGTAGGCTTTGTGTTTTCTTTAACAAGATTATAAATGTAAGGGAACACACTTTTTAGTTCTTCGTTGAACTGACGAATAGTTAATTCATCAATCCAGTTAGATGAAACATCTTCTGGTACTTCTTCCATCACTGTTTCTTCAAAACTTTCAAATGCTTCCTTGTACTGTGTTGGTCTTTGTAATTTAAAGACTGTTTCTTTAATAGTATCAATTCTTTCATTTACAATGTCCATGTAATCAGCAAGACCCTCTGCCATTACTGCTGAACGATTCATGTAAGTTTTAAATGTACGTAATTTAGAAAGTTCTTCGCTGAGTGATACGATGTGCTTTCCAAATGTGTCATATTGATTACCGCCTTCACTTACGTGGGTAGCCATTGCACGAGCGCCGTTCAAATGTTTGAATGGATATTTGAATCTTTCGCCTTCGTTGCTTTCAATATAAATTGAATCAATTTGTTGTGTTCTGCCTGCAGGATTTTCATAATCCACAGGACCTCTATGCTTGACAATCATTCTTGCATTGCCAATGTCTTGGAAACTTGTTTTCGAAGTTCCGTACATTTTACTTTCACTCATTGTATTTTCTCCGGGTCTGTTTTGTGATAGATATTGGTAATCTCTTTTGTCTAAGTTGCTTTTAGTAATATCTCTTGTATCAAAATTTAACATACGCTTTTTAGCAAATGTTCTCATTTCTCTCATAAAATCGTACCAGTTACTTTTAACAGTATCTGATGAACCTTCTATTAGATCGTTGTTATAAAGTATAGTTATACTTTTTTCATCTAATGTAACATTAACTTTAACACCTTCTTTAAAGTCAAAATCAAAGAAACGTGCTTTGTTTGGCACGTTTGTGATAAGTGAATCACCATCGCCTAAAGTGACTGATGGATATCTACCACGGATCTTACTAAACAGTTCTTCTGCAATTTTATCTAAGTTGATCATATTAATATTTATCTAATAAACGCCTGTTACAAATATTGGCATTGGAGGATCAAAATCGTCATCATCCATGCTATTTTGACGAAATGTGTTGTATACTCTTGGATCCCAGTCCTTGAGAACAGCCATCATTCGTATATTTAATAGTACTGCACTGACAAGATCGTCAGTTTCACCTGTTTTTGCTTTGTAACTTGTACCACTTGCTACAAATCCTTTTAGTTCACTTATTAATGGCTTACTGTGTATTTTCATTTGATCGTTTTCAACCATTGTTTTAAATTTAGAACAAGCACTGATCTTTGATCTATGTGTTGTGTTAAATCCTTTGCGAAACTTTCTAATATGTCCTTTTCGTATCGGTTCACTTACAAACAGTCCTGGAATATTTTCCTCACCTACGTCTTGTACCACAAGCAGTGCCGCTTCACCAATTGTGTTGTTTTCAATACTCCAATAGATATTGTTTGCCGCAGGTGCTTGACATATATCATTAATATGATTACAAATATCTTTTAAGATTCTAATTTGTTGTGGTATTGGTGTTGTGTTGTGTCGCCATTCTGCTACCTGTTCATAACTTGGTAATTCAAATACTTGAATAGCCGCATAGTCTCCACCTGTACCCATACTTGGGTCAAGACTAATACAATATGTTTGTTTAGGATCTAACTTTTTATACCAACGTGCTTGGCCCATATTTTCAAGTGGATTATCTCCTGTAAGACTTGCAAGTTTGATTGAGTTGATTAGTGTTTCGTCATAGACTAAGAATTCACAACCATACTCACGACGGAATCTTTCTTCACCAATACGTCCTATCTCTGCTTTTTTCCATTCCTCATCTCGGTCTGGGTGTTGATCCCAAGCAACAGTAAATCCATGGAAACCGTTTATACCTACATCGTTTTCATTTCCGTTTTCGTCAAATTTGTTTTGACTTTCTTTCCAAATGATAGCGAACGTGTCTTCGTCTGAGTTAGGTGTGCTTGTAATAATAGCACGACCACCTGTTGCCAGTGTAGGTGATATCGAAGTCCAAAACTCTTCCGCAATATTAGGATTCACAAATGCAAACTCATCACAGTATAGTAACGAAATGGACATACCACGTCCTGTGTTGCCTGTTGTGGTAGCACTTACAATACGTGATCCGTTTTCAAATTCAAGTGATCCTTTGTTATAGTTTACCACACCTGCTCTAATATGATCAGGACACATTTCATAAACATATCTAATACGTTGCATGATTTCTTGTGCACCTGTGTATTTGTGTGCGGCAATTAGCACAGTTTGATCTGGATGAAACATAGCATACCAAGCAAGATAAACTGCGGCACAGGTTGTCTTACCTGTTTGTCTTGGTAACATATTAACATTGAATCTATGATTGTGATAACTTTGCATCAACCCCACTTGATATACATATGGATCAAATAATAGTTTCCCTTTTACTGGATGTTGAATAAATGCAAAGTTTCTTGCAAAATGCAAGTAACCAGAATTAGGATCCATACACTTTTGTAGATCTTCGATCTGCTGTTGTGTAAATTTTTCTCTTGTATGTGCCTTTTTGGTTAAGACACCATCTAAACTTTTATTTGCCATACTGTTAGTATTTACTCAAAAAAATAGGCCCCTGAGGGCCTATTTGAGTTACTTGATAATTTAACTTAACAACCGCAAGAACTGCAAGCCATTAATTTTTCTTTTTCTTTTCCGCACTCTGGACACTTAACCATGTCTTCGTCATCGCTATTGCCATCGTCATCGGATTTCATTTTTTCTGCAAGTTGTGCAGAAAGTTCTGCTTTAATTTCGTCTTCAAGTGCCATTGGATTATCACCGCCTGCAACTTTTGGATAAGATTTCTTTTGACCCATTTCAGATCCACCTGACAGGTCTTTTGTCATGTAGTGTTGATCTTGATATTTTTCATCTGGTTCATTTTCATAATCTTCTGCGGATAATTCTTCTGCACATCCTGAGTTACCTAAGTGTACTTTACCACAAATTTTGCAAGGCTCTTTTTGCATACCTGGTTTAAGATCATCCATGTCATCTTTTTTACCCATGTCCATGTCATCGCTTTTGCCTTTGATAAGATCTCTCATCTTGCCCATATCATCTGTTGGATCTGGTGGACCCATGATTGGCATTGGCGGAAGGTCTGGCATATCTGGTTTGTCATCAATGCCTTTGTCACCTTTTAGTGCCTGCATTAATTTGATAACGTCTTCTGCATTATCGCCTGACATATTAATTGACGCTGATGCCGCTTCGTTTAATGCTTCGTCCAACGCCTCTATTTTTTTGTAAATATCTTCAAATTTCATAATTAACTCCCAATTGGACTTTTACTTACACCAGCATCTTCCATTTGCTTCTGTTCAGCGTCTGGCTTTACTTCTGCTACTGGACTGTTTGTGTATTCTTTTCTTACGCCTTCTAACTCTTTTAGTAGATCCATTACTCTGTTTCCACCAACTTCTTGTTGAGCAGATTCTGCTTCCATTTCTTCTTTTGTTAGTTTAACTTCGTATGGTTCATTGCTTACTTCTTGATAAACTTCTTGTGGTGCATTCATATTACGTACCATAATGTGTGATTGTGATTTACCAATATTGTAACCTAAATATTCTTGTAATGATTCAGCGTGTGTAGGATATGTAATTGTTGCTTCGTAGTATGTTATTTCCTCATTTTGTAATTGTGGAAAGTCTAATGGGCGTTCTTGGATAGGTGTTTTCTTGCCTGGTGTAATATTTGTTACGCCAAACTTTTTTAATGCAGTTTCTAACTTATCTGCAACACCTTCGTTATCGCCAGCAATACCAATTTTAAATTCGTATGTTTTGCCGTTATATGCTTCTGTTAAATATTCGCTGTATTTTTTCATATTGTTTATCCTACTACAAGTTATTTATCCATGTTTTTAAGTTTTTCTAATAAACTATTACGATCTGTAACTACGTATCCATCGCCGGAAACAACGTTATCTTCAGTTCCTGCGTCTTTATCTTGTTTTTCTTTCTTTAATTGCAGTTCAACCATTTTTAGTTTTTTATCCAATTTAGCAACTTTAGCATCTAAGTTAGTTTTAAGCATTTGTCCTGCAACTTCAAATACTCTACCTGAATAACGACTTTCTACATTCATACCCAGATCCATTAAATCTTCATATGCGTCCATAGCCTTGGTTGCTACTTCATTAAGTTCTTTATCAGCCATCTCTCCAAGACCTTTTACTTGTGGTAATGCCGCTGATATCTTATCAAGTTCTGCTATGTTACGCTGTGTTTCTTCGTGTTCAACGATTGCAGTTTGTTTTTCTTCTTTTTTTGAATCACTTTTATCTTGCTCTATGATTTCTTTAGAATCAGGCAAGTTTAATAATTCTTCTAATTTTTTAGTCATATGTCGAATCCATTAAATGCTACTATTATTTATCTTATTTTCTCGACCCTGAATGAAAAATGTCTTTCTCTGTAACCACTCTAAAGTATAGGCCTTTGTCTTTACACCATGCTTTAGCGGCTTCCCATTTAGCCATATTCAAAACAACTTGTGCTTGTTTGTACTTATTTCTTCCTGCACTTTCAAGTGTTGTCTGATTATCAGGTTTAACTTCTATTACTTCTGCACGTTGTTTACCTTTTTTATCAGAATATGCAATAAAAAAATCCGGAACATAAACAGTATGTTTACCTGTTAATGGATTTCTATAAGGAATCTTTACTGCTTCACTGGCCCACTTTGCAACATTGGGATTTTCATCACAAAATTTCATAAAAGCAAATTCCCAACTACTTCTATACAAAGGAGTTTTGCGACCTATATACTTGTCTGGGTTTTTTAGATTGTAACGCCCTTGTGCAAACTTGGCCATGTTACACCTCTATGTTTCGTGATTCAGTCCTGTTAACTGTGTTGTCCAGTTTGTAGCCTAATGTGGAAATTTTTTCTCTATTGTAATTTAGTACTTCAGTTACAACACTGCTCAATTGAATCTCGTCTTGCTTTTTTAAAGTATCTAATAATTGAAATACGTTTACATCGTCCAACTTTGCTTGTTGTAAAAGAACTGTTCCTACAGCAATTGAACCTTCTTTAGAAAACCCTCTGCTTTCAAAAAAACCAATCACTGCATCAACTTCGTTACTTGGAAAACTAATTTTTCCTGTAAAGTATTGATTAAAAAATTCTTTTACTTCTTTAGCACTGTCGGGTTTATTTGAGGTACCTGTGTTGCTGTTCATTATGCATTCCTTACAATGTTTGCTAAATTATTTAATGTTTCGCTGTTCTGTGCTGATTTAAATGAATCACTTGCTGAATTCCATGCACTATTAATTGCACTTACTGATGCATCGCCGCCTGCTTTCAAATGTGTCTTTTTAAATGTTGTTGCTTTGGTTAAACTTTCTAATTGATCAGGATTGTTTGCAAGTTGATTTGCTACATCTGATACACTTGTTGCGTTTGCTAAATTTGCAATATTAGAAACTACACTCACACCTTGTATAGCCGCTGTCAAAGAATTAGCACCTCCGTTGCCTCCGCCTTTAGGAAAGAATGAATTAGCAACTCCACCAACTGGCGCACCACTTATATCTCCTAAGGCACCTTTAATAATACCAAAACCTTCTTGACGTAAACCTTCTGAACTTAGACTTTTTGCATTAGCCACTGTGTTTGCACCTTTAAGCACTGTGCCTAATAATGCTCCTGGTGAACTAAATGCTTGTCCACTTGTAATATCTCCAAATACATCTGCCGCACCTGCCGCAACTCCGCCAGCACCAAATAGACTTGAAGTGCCACCGCCACCTAATGTTAACGGTGAAGGTGTCTTATCATAATGCTCTGTTGCAAATCCTTTAGGTGCCGCACCTTCAGTTACTGGACCTCTTGAATACCAAACTGTTTCAAAGTTGATTGACATTGTACTTTGTACAAGTTCACTGGTTGCTTGATCCATAGTATCATGTTGCCAACTTTGTATAATAGGATTTACAAGTGTAAATGCTGTATAACGTTTTCTTGACATTTGATACACAATAATGCTGTTAAAGAAAGGAGCAAAACTATCATTGTCAAAACCGTAACGGTACTGTTGATTAGATGTTCCGTATATGTTTGCTCTATTATATGCACTGTTAGATGTTTGTGGAGAACCTGCTTGGTCAACTGATGCATAGTTTCCGTCTTTGTAATAATATCTGTAGTATGATTCCCACATTGCTGTTGTTAAGCCAAAGTTATCATCATGGAAAGTAATGTTACACGGACTATAATCAATACGTTTTTGTAAAACTCTTTTTCTATTGTATGCGTGTTTAGTTTCTGTAGTAATATCAAATTTAGGTAAGTCAACACTCTTAACAAGCATATTAATTGTATTGCTATGCTTTGTTGTTAGTTGCGGAATAACAGCAGAAGCATCTGGATTAATATTAAATGCAACATGATAAAGAAACTTTACCTTTGGTGCGAATTTAAATGCATCGTCAACATATAGTCGAGCCGCGTGTTGAAAATCTCCAAGATTACCTTTTGGATTTAAAGCACCTTGTGCTAAGTTGTTTAGGAATGGTGTTAACTTATTTGCCATACTAATATTTATCTAAACAATTATATGGGTAGATAATAAAAAAGGCGCCGAAGCGCCTTTTTGTGTTTTATACAATAAAACTATTAACCAGCGCCGCCGCCAGTAACAAGTGTATTGACTGTTCTGCCTACAGCAGTACCAATACCAGTTCCTTGTGGTGTTTGAATTGCGTTATCGTATCTAATGTTAAGTGCTACAGTTACAGCATCTGAAGTTGCATATGCTAATGTATTGTAGTTTGCACTCTCAAGATAACAACCGTACAATTCAAAAGTCTCTAAAACTGTTGCTGTGTTTGCTCCATTACCACCATCGAGGATTTCGATTCTTGTAACGAATTTGTAGTCCGCGCCTGATGCCGCACTTGACTGTTCGAAGAAGTCAAACTGTTTCTGTAACTGTTCGCCAACAAGTTTTTGTACGTTGTTGGATACATCTTCACGTAAGTTAAGTGTGATTGGTTCCCATGTATGTTTACCTGCTAAAAATACTTTTGAGTTGTAAACATCTAAGGTAATCTGTTCGAAAGATACGTTAGGTCTTGTTACGTCAACTACTTGTTTTGTTAACTCTGTAGTTGGAGTGGATACGCCAAAGTTTTCAAGCGATACCCTAAAGCGGTATTGCAGTTTTGGCATTAACAAACCTTGTGAACTTGAACTTGCGTTACTGTCCAAAGGCACTGTTAATCTTGAGAGTGATGAAATTGCCATTATTTGCTCCTATTAATATTATTTATCATATTATAGTCCCGCTATCTCACCAGTGTTTTTAAGTCTTAGTGGAATGTAAATAAATTCTACTGCTTTCACTGGTTCAATTGCTATGTCTACATATAACTCGTTTCTATCAATTCTTGAAGGTGTGTTGTTTGATTCATCACACACTACCAAGAAGTCATATAACGCTCTTTGACCTACAAGTTCTAACATTAAACTATCTACTTGTTGTTTAATCTCATCTCTTGTGATCTTATCGTTTGGTTCAAAGATATAAGGTTTAGCAAGTTTGTTAAGTTGTGATCTTAAGTAAATCACCAATCTTGCAACATTAATTCTATCTAATGAACTTGCGTTTCTTGCTCTTGTTTTTTGACCAAAGTTTACAAGTCCAGCACCAGTTAAGAATGTAATTGGGTTAACTGCATTGCTGTATAATGTATCTCTTTGACCTTCGTTAAGAGCAACTGTCTTAAATTCACCTTCTGAATCAATGTAACCTGCACTTGATGCGTTAGTAATTCCGCCACGTCTTGTACCTGCTGGTGCAAACCATGGATAAGAAACTTGATCACTTAGTGCAATCGTTCTAAGTATACCATGTGATGCCGGAACAACTACGTTGTTACCTGCGTTATCACTTGTGAATAAACTTGGATAAAACACACCCATGTATTCATCTCTGGATACTAAACCGTTATCATTATCTTCTACAGCACCATTTACGTTAGTTGCCCAGTTGTTTAATGAAGTTGCATCTGGTGTTAGTCTAAATGGACTGTCACCTACGATAAACGCTGTTAAGCCTCTATCATTGTTTAATGCAATCATTTCACCAATTAGTTCTGGATAACCCGGTGTTGACATTAAGTTAAAGATTCTTGATTCGTTATCTCTAATGTCTTGGTTGCTGTTCATTAATGCTTGTAATGCTTGTACTATAACTTTACGCTGTGCTTTACGTCCGAATGTACCTGCGCCATCTTCTTGGTTAGCACTTTCAGTTACCCATCTATGTGGATAGTAAGCACTCATTGACTCGTCACTGTTTCTACCATTGTCTTCTGCAAGATCAATATAGTTACGTACAAATTTCTTAACATTGAAACCTGAACGTCTTAGATTGAACAGCATCATACCTTTTGGATATAGTGCTGGATCTGGAGCATCTGGATCTAAGTAGTTGCTTGTTAGCAAGTCTTTGATTTCACCTGCTGTGCCACTGTTAGCACCTGCTGTGTTGTAACGTGCATCTGCAAATAGTACGCCGTTGTCTGTTGACTGATCTGAACTATCTCTTAATACAAATTTAAGTGTTTGACCATTGTATTGATAAATTTGTGGATAATTTTCAAGATCTGCTGTGGACACCCAAATGTCACCGTCAACAAGTCCTGAACCATCTGATTGTTTAGTTGGTTCTGTTGCTGAAACAATCGGACCATTTGGATCTGTTGAAGAGTAGTTAACTTGTCCTGAAATATAGTTCTGGTAACCTACCCAAGTAGTACCATTGTGGATCATAATATCTGCTTCGTCAACAACTGAGTTGTACCAAAGTGTACCATCTGCCGCTAAAGCATTTGGTGCATCATCGCCAGCAGTATATGAAAGTACTTGCCAGTTTGATGCCATATATTGTTTTGGATTTGTAGAACCGTCTGTGCCTGGTACATAATATAAGTTTGCTGTACCGTTGTTTGCATCTACATATGGTGTGTAACCTGCAAGTGTTAATCCACCGTCTGTATCAACAATTCTAAACTCACCGCCGTCATTATGTTCAATTACAACTCTGTTTGCACTGTCAACACTTGCAACAATGTTAGTAAATCCTGCACTGTTGATTTGACCTGCAATTTCTTCAGCATCTGCTGAAGCACCTGTTGCTGTAATTGATACTTGAATTGGTGCGTTCAATGTATCTTGATTAGTAATTGATTCAGCAATAGTAAATGTGTATGTACTTGCTGTTACTTGTGTATCAATAATGTCTGATGTAATTTTTGTTCCACCAGTTGCTACACGTTTAAAGATTTTAAAATCAAATTCTGCTTGAGCATCTTCTGACACATTTGATTGTGCGTAGTAAGTGTCTACAGAAAGATTTGCGCCACCGCCTGTTGCATCAAGTGCTTTAAGAGCCTTCATGTTGTTAGCATAAATTGGAACATTTTTATTTTCCCAAAGTGCTGTATCGCCATTAAACTCTTTAACGTAAAGTTTTGCACCTAAGTTTGCATCAGTAGTTTTAAACCAAATAGAACCAGTTGGTGCTGGCTCAGTGTCTCTTGATTTAAACTCTGGAATTGAAGTGTGTGGTCCAACGCTTAATTTTGGTGCGTTGTAAGTTTTAGCACTAAAGCCTAATTCTGCCATTAAGCCTGTTCCTTCTGCAACAACAAGATCTGTACCATCTGTTGAGAATAAGTTTACTCTGCTATCAGTTACTGAAGCACTAAATCCGTTACCTGTTCCTGCTGTATTAATAGCGGCAACAGTTGCGGCAACATCTGCACCAGCAGTAATTGTGCCACTGTTGATTGTAAATGTTAAGCCTTGTGTTACTGAAGCATTTTGTGAGCCTGCCGCTACTGGCCAAGATGCAATCCATGCGTCAGTTCCCACTTTAACCCAAGTACCACTTGAATTTTTGTAAAAGATTTTGTTAATTGTAGTTGTAGCAACAACAACGTAGTCCCCAATTTGTCCAACAGAAGGTTTAGGGTTACCAGTTGCTTGATCGCCAACTAATTTTGTTTTGTCTGTAATTACAGTAGGTGTTTTCATTGTGAATGTCTGTCCGCCAGTTGCTGTTACGGCATTGCCATTCCATTCAAAAATACCAACTCTTGAAATTTGTGTATCAAACCAATAAGTTCCGCTTTCTGGATCTGCACTTGGTGCAGTAGCAGATGCTTGAAGTTGATTAGTGTCAATGTCTGCTCTTACTACCCACGCTCTGTTAGAAACGCCTAAGTATGAGTAAGCAGTTTGTAGACCATATTCATTCAACTCACCGCCGTGTATTGGATTGTTGTTATTGTCTGTATAAAATGATGGATCTCCGAAAGTCTCGGATAAATCTCTTTGTGAAGTTAATAAGAAAGGTACGCCAGCGTTTGCTTTAGTCGTTCCTCTCGCTGTTCCTGTGCCACTTGCATTCGCTTTGTCTTGTGCAGTAGCAACGAAAATCATAGGGGTAGTACCTGGTTCAGCCGGAGTATAAAAACTCTCGTCTATTACGCTGACCGATACACCTGGTGATACTAAGTTTGCCATCTTGTGTTCTCCTGTTGAACTTATTATATGTATTTATACAGAAGTCAGATAATTTAACCAAAATACACGGTGTAAAAGGGCATAAAAAGGTTAGGTAAATAACACTATGCGTCCATTATGCAAATGTGGTAAGCGTCCTGTCGCTATAAACTATAAGAAAGGTAATAAAACTTTCTATAGAAGCCAATGTGATGTTTGTGTAAGGAATAAAGGTAAAAATAGAGGCAATCCAAAATGGTACTTAGCAGGTTACCGTCAAAAAGATCATTGTGAAAAATGTAACTTCAAAGCCTCTTTCAAAGAACAATTAAGAGTATATCATATAGACGGTGATCTTAATAATTGTAGACCTGGTAATTTAAAAACTGTGTGTGCTAACTGTCAGATTGCTATGCAGAGAGTAGGCGCCCGGTGGAAACAAGGCGATCTTGCACCTGATTTCTAAGTTGCTCAAGTGTTCCGTTGTTTTCTATAGTTTGTGTAAATTTAGTATGAGCCCATGCCCATTCTGAAGGGTGTACATCCTTTGGTTCAACACCTACATCTTGATATATTCTAAACCATACAGGATCTTGTCCACGTTTTACTCTCCAAACTTCGCCATTAATTTCGTATAACATTTTTGCTTCGTTAGGAAAACGTGTATCAGGTAAAACAAAATTAGTATCTGGATTATTAAGGATATGCTGTTTTGTTAGACTTACCCAAATACCATCATAAAACCCGTTACGCATACACTCTGTGCCAAACTCTTGTAATACAAGTCTTGGAGTAATAGATCTACCAGTTTCTGCTGTCCAATACGGATCTTCTGTTTCGCGCCATGCTCTTGATTCGTCAGTTTTACCGTCAAGTAGTTCTCTATCCCAATTAAACATAACACTTACAGCATCTTTTAATTTATCTGCAAATGATATTTTTACAAAATTGTGATTGTCAATTAGATATTGAGCGACAGTATCTTTACCTGAACCAATTAAACCGCATATACCAATAATCATCTATATCTCCTAAGTAGAAGTATATAGTATATGATATTTGTTTTAGATTGTCAAGTGATTTTTAGCCAATTGTGAAGCCGTATCCGGCACCGCCAGCAACTTGAGTTTTTAGGTCTTCCTCAAGTTTTTCCATTTCACCTTGTGCTTCTGCTTTGAGTGCATCACCGTTTAGTGTTGATCCACCCTGTGGTCCAGCAATAGTAGCAAACTTTGAACGTGCTTCACCAAGCATATATTTGCACTTGGCAAGTGTATAATCTTTGATCCACTGTTTTGCAAGATAATCTGTGAATAGTTCTGAATCTGGTCTGTAATTGTATACGTACAACAGTAAATTTTCTTCTGCTCTTGGTCTTTGTAAGATCGTAAGTTTTTTTGTTGTAGTATTCCATTTGAATTCAATAAACGACCCAAACATACGTCCCACAAGTTCTTGATAACTTGCAAACAAATTGTAAGTTGCAAGTCCGCCCATATTTGAACTTGAAAGCAAATATGTATTTGTATAGGCTAAGTTGAATGGTTCAAACAATGTACCGCCATCGCCGCCGCCTGTTCTTGAACCAATTGATCTACGGAAAATTTGGCGTACTTCAACAATATTAGGATCTAAAATATAATCATTCTGATCAATTACTGTTTCTAAAAATACGTAACTTTCTTCTACTGAATTATCAGATCTTTGTCTGAATTTGTCCATAGAACTTCGTAATGCTATTTCATAATGCTTAGGATCTAACTCGACGTCAACCATGCCTCCGCCAAGCATAGCATCTACGTAATCAAATATTTCTTGTTTTTGTGTTTGTAATGTAGCCATAAATTAACGTCTCCATATGTATTTATACAAACGCTAAATACAAGTACTATGCCGAGAATTAGTTTATACAAACCTGAAAAGGGCAAAGACTACGATTTTTTAGACAGAACTATCACAGAAATGTTTACTGTAGGTGGCACTGATGTCTTTGTACACAAATATTTAGGTCCTAAAAATCCTGATGAAGCAGATGCTACGCCATCTCAGCCTCATTACGATGCTATCAAAGAAACAAATATCCAAGATATGTTGTTTATGGAAAACAGAGATCGCAAGTACGATCCAGATATCTATGTAATGCGTGGTATTTACAATGTACAAGATGTAGACTTTGATATGAGCCAGTTTGGCCTGTTCTTAACTAATGATACGCTGTTTATGACTATTCCAATCAATTACAGTGTTAAAACATTAGGTAGAAAAGTTATGCCAGGTGACGTATTTGAATTACCTCACTTAAAAGACGAAAATGCACTTAATGATTATAATGTAGCATTGAAACGTTTTTATGTTGTAGAAGATGTAAACAGGGCCGCAGAAGGATTTACACAAACTTGGTACCCACATTTATATAGAGTTAAATTAAAACAAATAGTTGACTCTCAAGAGTTTAAAGACATACTTGATTTACCGGCAGAAGAAGGTAGTTCACAATCGTTACGTGATGTGCTTTCTACATATGAAAAAGAAATGCAAATTAATAATGCTGTACTTGCACAAGCAGAGGACGATGCTCCTAAGAGTGGTTATGATACAACTTCATTATACACGTTACAAACAGATGCACAAGGTAAACCAGAACTTGTAACTGCCGACGAAGCAACAATTGATGCAAGTGTTAATGCAGGAAACTTAGATGCAAGTAGAGTAAACCAAACACCAGATAGAGAAGGATATTCAGGATATCTTATCGGTGACGGTATTCCACCCAATGGAGAAGAATTTGGGTTTGGTAGTAGTTTTCCTCTTACACAGGTTACAGGAGATTACTTTTTGCGTACAGATTTTTTACCTAATAGATTATTTAGATACGACGGTCAACGTTGGGTCAAGATGGAAGACGGTGTTAGAATGACAATGACAAACACTGACGACAGACAGACACAAAAAACTGGATTCGTTAACAACACAACAGCAAATGATATCGGTGGTGAATCTGTAAAAGAAAGACAAAGTCTATCTCAAGCACTTAAACCTAAGGCGGATAATTAATGCAACATTTTTATGATGGACAAATAAGAAGATATGTTACTCAGTTGATTAGACTTATGAGTAATTTTTCTTACAAAGACGGTGATGGAAACCTAAAACAAATTCCTGTAATGTACGGTGACATTACACGTCAAGTTGGGCACATCATGAGAGATAATTCAGAAAACAAAATTCCAAGTGCACCACGTATTGCTGTGTACATGACAGGATTAGAATTAGATCGTGATAGACTTGCTGATGCATCATATGTAGGTAAGGTTCATTTAAGAGAACGTGCTTATGATGAAGATAATCAAGAATATTTAAACACGCAAGGTAAAAACGTAACTGTAGAACGTCTTATGCCAACACCATACAGTCTAACAGTAAACGCTGACATCTGGTCAACAAATACAGATCAAAAATTACAAATTATGGAACAGATATTAATGCTGTTTAATCCAAGTTTAGAAATTCAAACTACTGACAACTATGTAGACTGGACAAGTTTAAGTGTTGTAGAATTAGAAAGTATAACTTTTAGTAGTAGAAGTATTCCTACAGGAACTGAAAGCGAAATTGATGTTGGTACTTTAGGATTTAAAACTCCTATATACATTTCGCCTCCTGCTAAAGTTAAAAAACTTGGTGTTATTACAGATATTGTAATGAGTATTTTTAATGAAGAACAAGGCACAATTGACTTAGGTGAAAGTTTCCCTGAATTAAAAGCCTACAACGATGAATACGCAGAAAGACCTGCACAAGAACCAAATGACGGTACTGCATCAAGAAAAGATACTGCTGGTATTGCACTTACTGCCTACAACAATTACGATGTACTTGTAATGGGTACTCAAGCACAACTAATTCACAAAGGTGTTGTTGGTGGAACATCATGGCAAGGTTTTATAGACGCATTACCTGGCACATTCCGTCCTGGTTTAAGTCAACTACAATTGACCCGCCAAGATCGTTCACAAAGCATAAACGGTTCAGTTGCTATTAATCCAACAGATGACACAAAACTTTCAATTACCTGGGACAATGATACATTACCAAGTGATAAAGTTATTACAGGTGTAACAGGCGATAGGAATAAAATTGATTATATCATAGATCCACTAAAGTATAATCCAAGTGACATTAAAAATGCAGGTGTACGAATATTATTATTAGGCAATATCGGCGATGCTGATAATGCATCTGGACCTACTGCTTGGAAAAATACAGATAATACAGATTTTGTTGCTTCAGAAAATGATATTATTGAATGGACTGGAACAGCATGGAACATACTATTTGATGCAAGTACAGAAACAGACGTATCTTACACAACCAATCTAAATACCGGAATCCAGTATAAATGGACTGGTACAGAATGGATACTTGCATTCGAGGGTGAATATCGAAACGGAACCTGGCGCATACAATTTTAAATAATTACTTGTATGAGCAGTAAAATTACCTGTAGCGGAGCATTATTCTATGCG